AACCCTCCAAAACATCCCCCCTTAGTCCCCCCAAAATCGAGGAAGATCGGGTTGATCCAGAGGACGTGCTGGAGGCCTGGAACGTCATGGCGGAAGACGCAGGACTACCGAAAGCGAAGATGACGCCAGAGCGCCGACGCAAGCTCAACACATTCGTCAAACGCCATCCGGTCGATGACATCACCGAGGCCATTTGGGCGGTCCCGAAGTCGCGCTTCCTGTGCGGTGAAAACGACCGTGGATGGAAGGCAAACATAGATTTTTTCCTTCAGCCGTCGAGCTTTACGAAAATTCAGGAGAGATCGTTTGCGTAGCAACAAACTGCTTGCTGGAAAGCCCGAAAGCCAGCCCAAGCGAACACCGCAGGAATCGTGCGATCTCGGCAATGATCGCTTGGCCGGCCGCACCCCATACAGCGACGGGAAGTATGAGGTGCGCGACGGCCTTCACTGGTTCCTGAATACCAATGGCATCCCGACACTTGGGCCGAAGCTGAAATGAAACACGCACTGGACGAGCTTCGCGAGGTCTCACTGAAGCTGAACACTGTTCGAGACGAGATATTCGAGCTTGAGATGCAGATGCACAGCAAGCGCCGCGAGGAATCGCGTCTCGCAAGATTGTGGGAACTGGCGATCGATGAAGTGAACCGGAAGGCTCCGGCAGACTGACGGAAAGAGCGGGGGTGGGACATGGTTACATCGATTAGGGGATCTGCGCACTTCCTTGAGCCGTGCCGAAGCAAGCCGCGCATCCTTGGCTACCGGTGCGAGCAGGTGCTTCGGTATCTCCGCAATATGGGCTCGACAGTTCCGAGTTACGAAGAGATCGCTGACGAGTTCGGAATATCCACCAGGGCAAAGGTCTGCGATATCATCGCACGCCTCGAACGGTACGGATATGTTGAACGCATTCCCCAAGATCAGCGCCAGCATCGCTACGCCAGATCCATCCGCTTAAAGAACGGGAACGCTTAACAGCATTTTCGTGTGGCATAACCGCTTCAATGAGCGGGCCACTGCGTCAGTCCTTCATCAATCAGGGTCTTGTGGTTCCGGAAGGCGCTCGCAAGCTGCGCCCGCTCAGTCCTGACGAACTTGAGTGCCAGTATCCGATAGCCGCCTACCACAAGCGCAACCGTGAGCCGTCGCTGTGACCGGCGGAAAAGTAGCAAAGACTAGCAATCGAGGTTCTGCGCCGGGTGAGCGACGGGGAGGACGCAAGCCGGGTGTTCCAAACAAAGCCACTGCGTCCCTCAAAGAGATTGCCCGCCAATATACGGACGACGCTCTTGAGACACTGGCAACGATCATGGGAGATGAGGACGAGCCTGCCGCCGCTCGCGTCTCTGCCGCCAATGCGCTGCTGGATCGCGGCTACGGAAAGCCATCGCAGGTTCTGGGTGGCGACACGGACAATCCTCTCACCCTGATAACCCGCATCGAGTTGGTCGATGGCGACGGCAAGGATTAAGCTTCCGCCTAAGCTCAAGCCCGTGTTCCTGGGCGAAGCTGACGTGCGTGGATCGCATGGTGGTCGCGGCTCCGCGAAGTCTCGCTCGTTCGCCAAGATGACGGCGGTTCGAGCTTATCAATGGGATATGGCCGGGAGATCGGGGATCATCCTCTGTGGCCGCCAATTCATGAACTCGTTGGCCGACTCCTCGCTTGAGGAAGTGAAGGCCGCAATTCGTTCCGAGCCGTGGCTTGCCGCACATTTCGACATTGGCGAGACATATATCCGCACGAAGTCTGGGCGCATAAGTTATTCGTTCGTCGGCCTCGCACGCAATCTGGGCAGCATCAAGTCAACCTCTCGAATCCTGCTGGCGTGGATCGAGGAAGCGGAAGCGGCGACGGAAGAAGCATGGGTTGTTCTAATCCCGACGCTTCGCGAGGAAGATTCCGAGCTGTGGCTGACGTGGAACCCGGAACACGCGAAGTCGGCCACGAACAAGCGGTTTCACACGAGGATCGCGAAGCCCGACCCGCGCGTCAAAATCGTCGAGATGAACTGGCGCGACAACCCGTGGTTTCCTGAAATTCTGGAACGCAAGCGGCTGAAGGACAAGGGGGAGCGACCGGATTCATACGATCATATCTGGGAAGGCGATTTCGTTCGCGCCGTCGAGGGAGCTTACTTCGCTCCGTTCCTTACGAGGGCTAGGGAAGAACGCAGAATTGGTTTGGTTGCCGAAGAGCCGAACCTGATCATTCGCCTTTTTGCCGACATCGGTGGGACTGGCGCCAAGGCAGACAATTTCGTGTTCTGGGCGCAGCAGATCGTCGGGACTGAGATACGCTGGGTCAATCATTACGAGGCGCAAGGCCAACCGATCGCAACTCACCTGAACTGGTTGAGGTCGCAGGGCTACACGACGGACCGGACCGCAATCTGGTTGCCGCACGACGGCGCGACAAACGACCGCGTTATCGATGTCTCATACGAGTCCGCGTTCCGCGATGCGGGATATGATGTCACGGTCATCAAGAACCAAGGGCGAGGCGCGGCAATGGCTCGCGTCGAAGAGGCTAGGCGACTGTTCTCGCGGATGCGGTTCGACGAGGAGAAGTGTGCGGCGGGGATCCAAGCGCTCGGTTGGTACCACGCCAAGCGAGATGAGGAGCGGGGGATTGATTTAGGGCCGTCGCACGATTGGTCGTCTCACTCTGCCGACGCCTTCGGCCTTGGCTGCATTGCTTACGAAGAGCCGAGCGCTCCAGCTTTCACGATCCGAACGCACGTCCCTCACGGCGTGAGCGCTGGATGGATGGGGGGGATTTCGTGATCCGAATCCCACTCACGCGCGGCAAGCATGCCGACCAAGGATTGTTTGCGGTAGTTGACGATGAGGACGCGCACCTCGCTGAGCATGAGTGGTATGCCGTCGCGCGCCCGTCAAAGGCGACTGGCGAGATACTTGGTTGGTATGCCCTCAAATCAAGTCATCAGGTTATCTCAATGCACCGCATGCTACTCAATGCCCCGGCAAATGCCGTTGTCGATCACGTTGACGGCGACGGCTTAAATAACCGTCGTTCCAATCTCCGGATCGCCACTTACGCTCAGAACTCAGCCAATACGAACCGGCCAAAGCCTAGGTCTGGATATTGGGGCGTCGTTCAGCGGCATAACCGCTTCCGTGCGATCATTAATGATCCAGCGCGACATGGGAATATCTACCTTGGCATGTTCGCTACGGCTGAAGAGGCCGCGCTGGCATACGACAAGGCGGCGCTTGAGCGCTGGGGAGACTTCGCGAGGTTGAATTTTCAGCACGAGGAAATCGCGGCGTGACCAAGTTCGAACAGGCCGTGCGTCTCGACCAAATGCTGAGAGCGATGCTCAAGGACTACCCCGAGCGCATGTTCCTCAAGTGCGCCGTGTCGCAAATCCCTCTTGTTGTTGGAATGATCAATGGCTGACGACCTAGTCGCAGATGGCTTTGCTGGTCGTCTGGGATTTCTAGAGCGCAAGTACGCTGAGGCTCGCAAGGCCCTAATTGAGCATGACGGCTCCGGTTGGCCGTCATCTCCCATCTACGTCGAAGTTCAGGCTTGGGGCTTAGCGATCACGGATTGGAAGAAACGTGGCTGAGCTGAAGATGGGCGACACCTTTACCATCAGCGGCATCTATCGCGACATGCCCAATCTGGCATGGCGTTGGTGGGCATTCTGGAGACCGCGCTTCGTCGCCTCATCTGATTTGCAAACATGCCGTGTGGTTGGCGCGGCATCTTCGGAGATTTCCGTCAATGGCTGACGACTTCAGCAAGGAAGTGCGCGACGCCTGGAAACAGGCCGAGCAGTTCGACAAGGACAATCGCGACGAAGCGTTGCGAGACCTGAAGTTTGCCCGTGGCGAGCATTGGGATGATCAGGTCAAAGCCTATCGCGAGAGACTTGGCCGCGAACTTTACGGCTTTCCGCTGCCATGCCTGACGGTAAACAACGTTCCCGCCGTCGCCGCTCAGGTTACAGGAGACAGGCGAGCGAACGAAGTCGCAATCAAGGTGCTTCCGAACGAGGCTGGCGATGTCGAGACTGCCGACGTTCGTTCCGAGCTGATCCGCAACATTGAAGTTCGCTCACGGGCGCAGCGCATTTACCTGTCGAGCTTCACCAGTGCCGTCTACTGCGGGATGTCGAACTTCCGCGTCGATCTCGACTACGCCTATGACGATGTGTTCGAGCGCGACATCTTCATTCGCGACATTCCCAATCCGCTGGCGGTTCTGTGGGATCCCGAGTCAGCCGACGCGACCGGGCGCGATGCCCAATACTGCTTCGTTGCCGAGAACATGCCGAAGGACAAATTCCAGCAGAAGTTCGGCAAGAATGCGAAGGACGCTGGTTCGATCCTCGATGCTGTCGGGCTGACCGCCGAAGGCTGGACTCAGGGCGACACTGTTCGGATCGCCGAATACTGGACGATGTTCGAGAAGAAGCGGACGATTGCCATGCTTCTCGACCCCAACGGCGGCGATCCCGAGATTATCGACGTAACCGACCTTCCCGAGAAGAAGTGGAAGCCGCGCCTCATCATCAATCCCGTCTCTGGCAAGCCGATGATCCGCGAGGCTCCGAAGAAATACGCCCGCATGGTGGTGACGAACGGGCAGGATCAGCTAACCGATGCGTTCGAGATTTGCGTCCCTCGGCTGCCGATCATCAAGGTCACGGGTCAGGAGATTTGGGAAGGCGACAAGCGCACGCGGTTCGGCCTCATCCGCTTCATGCGCGATCCCGCGCAGCTCAAGGACTACATGCGCTCGGTTATTGCCGAGAAGTTGATGCTGTCTCCGAGAGCCAACTTCATGGCGGATGCATCGGCGATCAAGGGCCGGGAGAAGGATTGGCCCAATACGCTGGTTCACAACCAGGGAACACAGGCGCCGCAGCAGGTGACCGGGCTGGATCTGAACGCCATAGCCTCGGAGGCGCAATGGTATGCCGAGGATATCCGCGACGTTACCGGAATCTTCGAGGCCAATCGGGGAATGCCGTCGAACGAGACTTCCGGCATTGCGATCCAACGCCGACAGCAGGAAGGCGACATCGCCACCATTGTCTATCACGACAACATGGACGCCGCGCAGATGGAATGCGGCGATGTCATCAACTACCTTCTGCCTGTAGCCTACGACACGGCGCGCACGATCAGGCTCATTGGAGCAAATGAGGCCATCAAGTTCATGCGCGTCAACGATCCGCTGGACGAAGGTTCGGTGGATTTGTCGAAGGGCCGCTACGACGTGACCATTTCGACGGGTCCAGCCTATATGACGCGGCGGCTTGAGGCGTCGGCGGCTTTGACCGAACTCGCGGGGCAGGCGCCGCAGTTGATGCAGATTGCGGGCGACAAGATCATTCAGGCGCTCGACATTCCGGACGGCGATGAAATTGCCGCCAGAATCAAGCGAACGATCCCGCCGCAGATTCTCGGAGACGATGCGGACGAGAGCGAGCCCGGATCGGCTTCACCGGGACAGAATGGACCGCAATCTAGCGGCGCTGACCCCAACGCACAGCAAGGTGGCGCACCGCCAAATCCGGCGAACGATGCGGCGGCCCAGGCAGCGCAACAGATGGCGGCTGCCGCCCAAGAAAAAATGATGATGGATCAGGCGCAGGCGGCACAGCAGCTTCGTCTTACCAGCGCCAAGGCTGACGAAGCACAGGCTCGGGCGATCGAAGCTCACGCGAAGGCGGCAATGGCCTTAGGCGGTGGCGATCCCCTCGAAGTGCAGCGGGTTCAGGCTGAACTGTTCAATGCGAACACCAACCGACTGAAGGCTCTAACGCCGCACATCATGGCGGCAACCCAACCCAAGGAACAGGACATCGCAGCGTAATGAGCGAAACAATCCGCTTCGATATGTATGTCGGCCCACCTGTCGATTTCTCAAATCTGCCTCCGATGGTGACGATCAAGGGCCATCCGGCTCGTGATGGCGAGACGAGCAGAGAATACTCCAAGCGCGTCGAGCGCGAGGTGATGGCTGACGCTTTCTCTAAGAGCAAATCGCCCATTGAGTCGGCCTTTGCTTCATTCCTCCGTTTTCTGGGAGCCTAAATAATGGCTGATGATTCCATCGAAATGAGCAGCGCAATGCAGGCGCGCGAGCAGCTTGAGGAGAAACAGGCTCCGGCAAAGACGAAGGCCAAGCCCGCGACTGAGGAAGTGTCGAACGCGGTAGAACCGGCCCTAGAAACGTCCGTAGAGGCCCCTGAGAACGCCGAAACCGAGGCCGAGGCTATCGAGACACCTGAAACACCGGAAGAGAACGCAGCTGAGACGCCCGACGGCGACGAATCCAAGCCAAAGAAGCGCGGCAAGTCAGCCGAGCAGCGCATTGACGAACTAACCAAGGCTCGCCGCGAAGCCGAGCGCAAGGTCGAGGAGGAGCGCGCCCAGCGTCTTGCACTGGAACAGCGCATTGCCGCACTTGAAGGCGGCACGAAACCCGCTGCTGTGACCGAACCTGCTCCGCCAAAGGTAGATGATCCGAAATACGAGGGGTTTGGTGTTGCCCATCCGCTCTATGAGCAGGACTATAACCAATACCTGGCCGACCTTGTTGACCATCGCGTTGCCCAGAAACTGGAAGCAGACAAGCAGAAGAGCGCCGAAACATCGGCCAAGGACGCTCAGGAGCGCGAGCAGAAGGCTCAAGCCGACGCCCTTAATGCGGCATGGAACGAGAAGGCCGCGAAGGCGGTCGATAAGTATCCTGACTTCAACGAAGTGGTCGTTGAGTCCGCCAAGAATGGCGAATGGCACTTGCTGCCGCTGTCGGCGGCTGCGGTTCAGGGGTCCGACGTTGGCGACGACATAGCCTATCACCTCGCAACGCATCCTGAAGAAGCCAAGAAGCTAGCGGAAGCAGAACGTGGGTATCATAATGCGGTCAATGCTGCGCTGAGCGCCGGTTTGAATCCGCAAGTCGCCCATATGATGGCTGCACCGTATCTGATGCGCGGCAAGGACATCTTCGACGGCATTGAATCGACGGTGAAGGGCAATTCTCCAGCCAAGAAGCAGGCGAACCACACCACGAACGCTCCGGAGCCTCCATCGGAGCGCGTCAGGGGTGCCGGCGGCCAGTTCTGGCCCGACTTCACCCGCTTGGATTGCGATCTGGCGTCACTGGCGAAGGCCATTCAGGGCTGAGGCGATCTCTGCAACCTTCACGGCGATGTAGATCAACACGCCGAGAGGGACGAAATAGGCCAATGCGTAGAGATAGCAGCCGATCTCGTCATCGCGCGTCCTGCTCATGCGCCGCTTATGCTCGCGGGAACGCTGGCGCGCAATTCCCCATGCTATAGCCACCCCACGCGGCAAGCCTCGACGGGACGAGGACTTGCGTCACGCGCTGACTGACGAGGGCCACGCAATCCCGACCGTGCCCCGCCGATGATCCGCCCAACGGGCGCTCCACTCTCATCAGCGGGACATCCCAAACAATGGCAACTGTTACTGTCGCCCAGCAAAAGCTGGTGCTCAACGCCTTCGCGGCGATTTTCGAATCCAATCTCGTTTCCGGTGACGCTGTTTCCTGGAAGGAATACGACACTGAGCTTGACGACCGCAACGGCCTTCAGGTCGTGGAGCAGGTTCGTCCGCATTACAGCATCTCGCAGACGACCAATGGCGTCAAAGACCTCTCTTCGGGCGTCGATGACACTGTGTTCGGCTCGGAAGTGTTCGCCGTCAACAAGACCTTCAACGCGAACATGGGCTGGGGCGACTTCGCCAAGATCCAGAGCGTCGGAGACGTTCGCGAGAACGAGGCGCTTCAGGGGGCCGCGACTTCGCTCGCTGAGCAGATTGACGCCTACGTTCTCTCCACCACCTTCCTCGCCGCCAACAACTGGACCGGCACCGCGGGCAACAACATCGCAGACTTCAACGATGTCATGTCCGGCTATGTCCGGCTGAAGAAGGAAGGCGTTGCCGACGCCGGTATGCGGGCGATCCTCGCTGTTGACGACCAGCAGGGCCTCCAGAACCAGCTCGGCAAGCTGTATTCCGATACGGAAGCCCAGAAGGCGATCCGCAACGGCTTCAGCGGCAAGCTCGGCAACATCCCGACGATGTTTACCACTCAGGTTCCGAAGCTCACCACGGGCAGCCGTGCGGGCGACGGTTCTTCGGCGGCGCTCATCAACGGCGCGAACCAGAACGTCAATTACTCGGCGGTCGCGACTTCGAGCGCGAACGGCGGCTACATGACCCAGACGCTGGCAATCGACACGCTGACCGGCGCGGATACGCTCAAGAAGGGCGATGTGTTCACCATTGCCGGTGTCTACGCCTACGACAACCGCAAGCAGGCGGCTCACAGCCACCTTCAGCAGTTCGTCGTGACGGCCGACGCCACCGCATCTTCTGGCGCGATTGCGGCCCTGTCGATCTTCCCGGCGATTATCGTTCCGGCAACCGGCTCGGGCGGCGATGTCAACGTGAACACCGCCCATGCGACGGTGGACTCGATCCCGGCTGACAATGCGGCGCTCACCATCAAGGGCGCGGCTTCGACCGGCTACACGCTGCGCGGCATCGTGGACAAGCAGGCAGTGACGGTTGCGACCGCTCCGCTGATCCTGCCCTACACCGACACCGCAATGCGCCGGAAGCTCCAGAACGTGCCGCTCTCGGTTCGTATGTGGCAGCACTCGGACTTCGGCACTGGCGCTCACTTGGTTCGCTTCGATGTCGCGCTGACGGCGAACATCCGCGACCGGCGCCGTATCTGCCGCGTCAACGGCTCGTAAGCCTAGAGGGGCGGCGGTTCCCTCCTTCTGCCGCCCCTCACCACTTTCCAGGCGAGGAGCTTACGAGTGCAACCTTTCGTTCCAAGTATCGCCCACACGGTCCTTATCGACGTTGGCGCAACCACGGCCAATGTGAAGCTCTACAACGAGAGAGGGCCGATCTCCGTCCGTGTCTACAATGACGGCTCGGCCACGGCGTGGATCGCGTTCGGAGATTCCAGTGTCACCGCATCGACCACGGCGGACATGCCTGTCGGGGCGGGAAAAGACATCGAGCTTACTGTCCAGAACACCGGCAACGGCCCGCTCTTCGCTGCTGCGATTGCCGCCGGGGCAACGGGCGAAATCTACTTCACTCCAGGACGTGGAGGCCACTGATGGCAAAGCTAACCACGAAGGCCAGAAAGGCGCTCCCGGCAAGCAAGTTCGCTGGTCCGGGTCGGTCCTATCCCGTGCCGGATAAGAGCCACGCCGCCAATGCCAAGGCGCGGGCCACGCAGGCCGTCAACGCTGGCCGAATGAGCAAGGCGCAGGCCGCGAAGATCGACGCCAAAGCCAACAAGGTGATTCTCGGCAAGAAGAAGAAGTAGTTCGTGGCCACTCTCGCCAGCGACATCATCACGGCTGCTTACCGAGAGTGCAACCTTGTCACTATCGGCGTCACGCCCACGACCAATGAACAGACAGAAGCTCTTGCGCTCCTGAACCGCATCCTCGCGTCCGTCTATGGGCAGGAGGTCGGGGAAGAGCTTTACGACTACAACATCGGCGGCACCTACGACGATAGCCAGGCCTTCTCCGATTACATGCCCGTCAATGCGCGCATGAACCTCAACCTTTCCGGCGCGAAGACGATCAAGTGCGATCCTCTACCCTATGACGGGCAGAGAATGGCTGTTGTCGATGTCGCCGGGAACCTCGCGACTTACAATCTTACCTTGGACGGCAACCAGCGAGCCATTGAGAATGCGCCGACCCTCACTCTTTCCACCAATGGCACGACGCGGCAGTGGATGTATCGCGCCGACTTGGGAAATTGGCAAAAGTGCGCCGATCTAGCCCTCACTGATCAAATGCCGTTTCCGGAAGAGTTCGACGATTATTTCACCACGCGCCTGTCGATCCGTCTGAACCCGCGCAACGGCGCTGCGACGGCCCCTGAAACGCAACTAGCGCTTCAGGCCGGATCGTCGGCAATTCAGTCTCGCTATCGCCGCCCGCGCCCGATGCAGGACATGGGGACGCTTGGGCTTTTGGGGCAGAAGGGCCGCACCTACGGCACGAACAACAGCGAGTTCAACTCCGGTCGCCCGAGGTTCTAGTGAGACTGCCGCTCGGAACGACCGACTTTTCCCGAACCATCGGGGGAATGCCGGACATACTTCTCCAGAACCGCTATTTCGAAGCCGATCCGACAAACCAGAAGGATCAGGTTGGGCTGCTGTCACGTCCCTGCATCCGAATGTGGGCACAGAAGCCAACCGACAGTCCAGTTCGCCTGCTCTACAGCGAGCCGGGAGCGTTCAGCGATTGCCTGTTCTTCATAAGCTACGATCAGGTTTGGCGGCTTGCGACGGACGGTATCACATGGACCCGCATAGGAACGATCGGGACCGGGACCGCAACGGTCAGCGCCGCAGCGACGGACTCGACCCTGTTCATCGCGGACGGAACGAGCCTCTACTACTACACCGATGACGGATTTGCCCGAGGAACGCTCACGGTTTCTGGAACGATCTCGTCTGGCGAAACAGTCAAGATCGGCTCGACCTATTACAAGTTCGCAACCGACATCACGCCGGGAGCTGACGGCAGTTCAACAACCCCGTGGCTTGTCCTCATCGGCGGGACCAATACCGACACCCTCCAGCATCTGTTCGATGCGATCGGCAACACTGGAACGCCGGGGATAGACTATAGCCTTTCGTTGACGGGCCACACGACCGTCACGCCATCCTCGGTTAGCGCAACGACGCTCGTGGTTCGTGCAATCGACACCGGGACTGGCGGAAACTCCATCGCGACAACCGAAACGATGGCGAACGGCGCATGGGGCGGCACAACCCTGTCCGGCGGCGGCGGAACTACCTTTTCGACTGTTTCAACTCCCGACAGCATCGGGATCGTCTCGGTCGGCGTCATTGAGAATTATACCATCTGCGTCTGTGCAGCAGGGGCCGGGAAAGACGGACGGTTCTACTGGATCAATCCCGGCGAAGTCACGATTGATCCCCTGAATTTCGCCACCGCAGAACGGTCTCCAGACACGGTTCATCAGGTCGCCATCGTCGGCGATCAGATTTGGTTCCCCGGCCCGAACTCGAACGAGGTCTGGTATATGACGGGCGACGAGAATGTGTTCGCCCGCGTTCCCGGTCGCCTGTTCGATCAGGGCATCTGGCAGGGCACAATCGTCAAGATCAAAGACGATGTGATGGTCACCGGAACCGATGGCGTTGTCTATCGGATCCTTGACGGCACAGCTCCCCAAGTCGTGTCCACTCCGGGAATTACCCAGCGCATCCGCGAAGCCATGCAGCGGCAAAGGAATGGCGGCTAATGGCTGTCACCGGCAAGATCTGGAGCGCCGTTCTCTATCGCGGTCCGCATACCACCGACCTGACGCAGTTGCAGACCATATTGGTCTACAACGGCTTCCTCACCAATCCGACGCAGATACAGTCGCTATATCCGTCGCTGTCGTGGGACTTGGCCGCCGAAACCGACGACGCAGGACTTCGCGGTGTCTGGCTCCCACAGCAAGACCCGAACAAGGTAGCCGTCCTGCCTTATGCGAACGACGAAGCTGCTATCGTCGATATGCCGAATTACAACCTGACGTATAACGATCTCGGCAAGAGCGTCATTCTCAACGGCAACTTCGCCAACTGGTTCTTCATGCGGTATCGCGCCGGTGCGTGGCAGACCGAATTTTCCAGTTACCCCTATGCTGGCGATCCAGCCTTAGTCAGTTCTTATTACCCCGACGCCAACACCTATAACATAAACACGGCAGCCCCGTTCGGGACAGGGTTGGGCAACGGCCTGATCCGCCATCAGGCGCTGTATTACTACTACGGATCACCGCCGGGGCCGGGACCGGTCTATGCGTGGCCGATTGATGATGCTCCTGCGGTTTCGGACACCGGAAATATCTCCGTCTTTGCCTTCGACCAGACCTATATTTTCACGCCGGTAGAGGATGAAAGCGGAAACTCGCTGCTGGATGGCGGCGGCGACGGTTCCACGGCTTCAGATTCCCTCACGATCCGCTCGTGGGGTTTCAGCCTTGACGGTCACGACTTCTACGTTCTGAGGCTCGGGGATTCCGGGTCGTTCATCTACGACCTGACGACGCAAACATGGTCGGAATGGATCAGTCCTGGCCGCACGAACTGGCGACCGCATGTCGGGCAGAACTGGAAGGGTTTTGCCAACATCGACACGTCCAACGGGCAAACCGATGTCGTTTGCGGGGATGATGCTACCGGGACGATCTGGGTTCTGAACACCAAGAAAGGCCGCGACGAACGCGACACAGCCGGGACTATCTGGCCTGACGACAAGATCACCAAGGTTGTAACAGGCGGTATTCAGGTCACTGGCCGCGATACCGTGAAATGCGGCGCGGTCGAACTCGATCTCGCCCTTGGGAACCCCACACAAACCGGCGCCCTGATCCAGTTGGAGATCAGCGACGACCTCGGCCACACGTTCGTCGATTGCGGGATCAATACCGTTGCGGCGGGGAACTATAATCAGCCGGTCGAGTGGCGAAGTCTCGGGACCATATCCGCTCCTGGCCGCATCTTCCGAATTACTGACGATGGAATGAGTGAACGAATTGGTGGTGCGAATTTACGCTAGATGACGCCAATTCCTCCTCGAAACGATCTGTCGTATCGTGCTTGGGTTTACCCCATACATGCGCGCAAGCTCGGTGTGCATGTGAGTAGCGCTCTGGGCGCGAATGTTCACTACATCTGCGTCAGTAAGTTTTGCGCTAGCATGGTCTTGCCCTCGCCTCCACGTCCCGTGTGCGAACTTATCAATCTCGTTTTCGACTTGTGTCGCCCACCGCAGATGGCGCGGGTTTACGCACCCCTTGTCTCCATTGCCGCATCCGTGCGCAGCTTGGTGAAGATCAGTCGGTGGCGGACCATGAACCGCCTCACAAACGATACGGCTGACGACGGCACTTCCATAGTGCCTCTTGTTGATCGCCGCGTATCCATGCCGCTTGGCAAAAGGCCAAATCAAGCAGTCGCTACCACCATACGGAATAGCGACCTTTTCAACAAATTCCCTGCAAGCGCCGTGGACGATCTTCCTCGCGGTCGGGTCGCCCTGTCGCCACCAACGGTAGTAATGGACCCTGCACCAGTCGCGGCAGTAGTGTTTGTTGCCGCAGCCATCGATAGAGCATATCTTCTGACGAGCCATGCGCTGAACCTCCTGCGTTCCGCCGTGGTTAGAACCCGTTTGGGCGTTGGCGCGCCCAGCGGGTTCGCCTTTTGTACCCCTCCGTTGCGGAGGGTGCAAGCATGAGCTTCAACAAGATTCCGCCGCTGGCTTATGGCGTCCCGATTGTCGAGCAATCGCGCGGCCCGACGCTCCAGTTCCAGCGCCTGTTCAACACCGCGTTCCAGAATAGCCAGTCGATCCTCAAGACGGCCAATGCCGCCGCCATAACGGCAACATGGGGCAGTATCGGCGGCACACTGACAAATCAGACGGACCTGAAATCCGCTCTGGACGGAAAGCAGCCGCTCGATGGCGACCTGACGGCCATATCCGCGCTCACGGGCACTAACACGATCTATTACCGCTCGGCGGCAGACACATGGTCCGCTGTTACTATTGGAACCGGCCTGACATTCAGCGGCGGTACGCTGGCGGCATCTGGCGGCGGGACGACAGCCCACGCGCTCACCTTTAACAATGCCGGGGCCGGGGCCGCTTCCGGCTCTACGTTCGACGGCTCTGTGGCGATCACGGTATCCTACAACACCATCGGCGCACAGCCGCTGGACTCGACGCTGACGGCCCTTGCTGCGTTCAACACGAACGGCCTGCTCGCTCAGACCGCCGCCGACACGTTCACCGGCAGAACCATTACGGGGACATCGGGGCAGATCACCGTCACGAACGGCGATGGCGTTTCCGGCAATCCGACGATCGGCCTTCCCAATAGCGGCGTGACTGCGGGAACATACGGTGACCCTACGCACACGCTAACTGCCACCGTGGACGCGCAGGGCCGCGTCACCTCCATTTCCACGAACGCAATATCCGGTGGCAGCGGTGGAAGCTGGATTCCTCTCGTCAACGGAGCAGAACCGCCCGTGCTTGTCTCTGACGGCGCGGGCCATCTCATTCTGGTAGGTGGACCATGACAGACTCGACTCTCAACCAATTCCTATCGCGCGGGACCAACGCGCAAAGGCTCGCGTTTACCCCGTCACCTCCCACCCCGGCGAGCGGTAATAGCCCGACTTACATCTTCTACGAAACCGACACGGGCAACACCTATGCGTGGACCGGAGCGGCTTGGGCTCAGGTCAATGGAGGGCTTGGCTCTATTGCCGATGGCGACGTTCTTGCAAATATTTCGGGTTCATCCGCAGCTCCGATAGCAAACACCGTATCGGCTGTTCTCGATCACGTTCTAGGATCGACTCAGGGTGACATTCTCTACCGGGGAGCGTCGGCGTGGGCCGCGCTTGCTCCGGGAACGTCTGGAAATGTGCTCAAGACCGGCGGCTCATCTGCTAATCCTTCGTGGGGCACCGTCGCCCTTTCCGGCATGGCTAATCTCGCAGCCAATTCGATTATCGGCAATAATACGGGCTCCTCTGCGACTCCGCTTGCGCTGACCGGCACCCAAACGACCGCAATGCTCGATGCGGTGGTGGGCGATTCCGGGTCTGGTGGGACGAAGGGCCTTGTCCCGGCTCCAGCTTCCGGTGATGCGGCCGCCGGTAAGTTTCTCAAAGCGGATGGCACTTGGACGACAGCCGGAGGTTGGAAGTTCGTCACGTCCGCAACGGCGTCAGGAACCGCCACAGCCCTAACCGGACTTGGCTCATACACAGAGATACTGGTAATAGCCGACGCCATCACGACCGGCTCTGGTGGCTTCCGCTTTTTCCAGGCAAGCACTGATGGCGGAACCACTTACTACACAACGTCCGGAGATTACGTCCAGCTTAACGGCAGTGGAACGCCATCTAATCAGGGAGATATGGGCGGCCACTCCTCATCTCTGACAACTGCGACGATCATAACGCATTTGATTGGGAACGTCGCCGGCCACAAGAAAATGTATGAGACGGTAAACCAGGGGCGTGGGCTTTGTGCCAATAGCGGCATGGTGACGAACGCGATCAACGCGATCCAGCTCGGATGCACTGTGTCTATGACCGGCGGAACAATTACGGTCTATGGAAAATAAGAACTAACATACCGAGCACTGCCCCTTGTTGGCGATGTCGAGCCACAGAGCCACTCCCGCGACGACAACGAGAAACAGGCCGATTGCTATCTTTCGCATTTATATACTTTACACACCCAGTCTCAAATGCTAGGTCAACCCCTAACAGGAGACCTAGTGATGTCCGTTCTTTCTAAGCCCTACTTCCACGACGAAAAAGCGGCTTTCGAGTTCC